CTACCGCTTGAGCCCCAACCCGCCCGAAGGCTTTGCAGCAATCGGCGCCCGGCATGCGTCCAGCGCAGCGATTAGCTCGATCTCGTACCCTTCGCGCCTCTCAATCTCTGCCATTGCGGCAGCGGCGAAGGCGTCGAGCGACACTGGCGGCACCAGCGCCTCTGTGGGCATGACGGGCTTCGCGGGCATAGGCTCCTGGCACGCCACTGGCACCGGGACGGACACACGCTGCAGCTCCACGCGCGGGGCAGCGCAGCCGGCCAGCAGGACGGCGGTGGTCATCAAAATGCAGCGCATCACCGCCTCCCCTTGACCCACTGGTCCACCCGCACCCGGGCGCTGGCGCAGTCGTCCCCAGGCACGGCCGGGGGCGTGGCAAGGATGGCGTCCGCACGCTTTGCCCTGGTGGCCGATGCCTTGCGGGCTTGCGCGCGGGCCGCGTCCGCTTCTTTCGCCCGCTGGTCGGCCAGCGCGCGTAGATCGTCCGTGGCGTCGCTGCAGGCGCTGGCGTCCGCGCGCGCAGCGTCCAAGTCGCGCTTTTGCGTCTTGGCCTCTGTGCGCAGCGTAGTGATGGTGTCGCGCTGGCCCAGATAGGCCCAGCCGGCCAGCAGGTTGAGCGCGGCGCTTGCAATGAGCGCATACCCCATCGGCGCGATCATTCCCACCACCCCCACCACGGCCGAAGCATGGCCCACCAAATCGGGTTGTGCATCATGCCCAGCCCTCCGACCGTTGACGTAGCCGGGTCCAGATGATGTAGCCGCACAGCGCCACGACCAGCACCAGCAGGATCGGCACCAGCCAATCGCCCAGGCTTGCCACGCTGTATTTCACGTCTGCGACGGTGCGCGCCGTCTCAGCCACGGTGGCAACAGCAGCAGTCCCGCCCGCCACTACGCCGGCCCGGTTGATCGGGCTTTGCGTCATGCGGCTTTCGGGGTCTACCTGCTGCGGCGTGAAGGGCATGGCCCCGTGCGCAGGGTCGCTCACGTCATCGGGCACGGGCGTGAGATACAACGCAGCCTCCTTCGCCCGCCGGCGCGTCAGCCCGGCATAGACCTTTCCCCCCGACTTGTTCCACAGCCCAAAGGCGCGCGCAGCGGCCTGCTTGTCTCCCCGGTTGTGCGCTTTCAGCACCGTTGAGCGCGCGAACCCCGCCTGCCCGATGTTGTAGCAAAGGCTGGTCATGGCGTCGAACTCGTGCTGATTCGGCGTCTCCATGCACCCGGCGGAGACAGCGGCCTCGTAGGGCGTCACTTCCAGCGTCAGACGCATGTCAGCTTGCGCGCGGGTCATGCGGTCGCCCATCTTCACGCCGCGCGTAAAGCCGTAGCCGATGGTCGGCACGTCTCCGGGGACCGGAATGTACGCCTCGCCCCGGAACCCCTCGAACTCTTTGATAAGGGCCAGGCCCTGGTGGGATAGTTTCATCATGCATCAGCTCCCGGTGATGACGGCCGGCTTGCCCGGCTCATGGGGTGCGGAGGGGATCAGGTCGGCAATGCGCGACAGCACAAGCTGGCGGTACTCACCCAGCTCGCGCGTCAGCTCTTTGTTGATGACCTCGGACCGTTGCAGGTGCGCGGTGACCTCGGCGTACTGGCGTTCCATGACGGCCAGCGCGCCCTTCATTTCCGCCACTTGCTTGGTCAGGTCGATCAGCCGGTCCATGTTTTCGGCGTGCCGGCGTTCGTGCGCTTCTTCGCGCCTGCGATAGCCGTCAGCTTCTTCCACGCGGCGCTTCTCGCTCGCCTCCAGCGCCGTAGATAGCTGAGAGAACAGACTGCCCTCGGCGCCGTCCTTCTTGAACGTCTTCCACGTCCCGGACACCCGGCCCAGCAGCACCAAAGCTGCGCCGATCAAACTTGCCGCGAACGCCTGCCACGCCTTCAGGTGCTCAAAATCCATGGCCTGCCTCCCCGTCTTTCTTCGGGCAGCGCGGCGCATTCCACAGCACCCAGGCCGACACCAGCGCCAGGGCCAGATTCGGCATGACGGCAGCGGACGGCAGGCCGTTGGTTGCGAGCATGCAGACACTGATCGTCCCCCACAACACCATCCCCATAACGTGCCCGCCGATCATCAGCAGCCACCGGCGCAGGGTCGCCTGGTAGGGCAGGCACAAGCCCAGCGAGTAGGCCAGCAGCAGTGCAATCCACTGCCGCTCCCCCATCAGGTCGGCCATCAGCCGGTACGTGGGCCGGGCCATGGTTTCGGTCGGCAGCATCAGCGACGCGGCCCACAGCAGCGCGGCCCACATCAGCAGCAGACGTGCCCCTGTAGTGCGCTCGTACTGGAGTCGCTCTTGCAGCTTGCTCAAGGGCATCACTTCTCCCAGCGTGGGACGGTGGACCAGGTGACAGGAGCCCGAAGCTCATAGCCCGGAATCGGGAACCACATCTGCGGCGAGAACTGCCCAGAAAACACGTTGTCCACCTCAAAGCCGTAGCGGCCGTGCAGTGATAGCCGGCCGATCAGGCGGCGCTCGGTGTTGACGATCCAGGCGTCGCCGCACCGAACAACGGACACGCTCAGGCGGCCGTCCCGGCCCTGCCAGCGCTCCACGGGCAGCGATGGGTCCACCGGCACGCCCAAGCGCCATGCGCGGTACTCGCCGCCATTCCTGCGATACCACGACTTGCGAGCTTTTTGGCTGCGCGGATGGTGGCCTTTTGCCCAATAGCACTTGGCGACGGCCTCCTGATACTCTGCGCTGGCCGGGTCAGGGTTGAGCCAGTAGTGCTGTGCTGGCCGGCCTGTGTCGATACCCCCACCCTCGGGAAACACCCATGGCCCGTTATCTCCGTGGCCGGTGATATTGAGCATGGGCGCTATGTCATCGTCGGCCCAATCCGGACGAACGTCGATTAAGCGCTCCGCGTCCCAGGGCATGGCTTTGGCAATACGACCGGCCCGAAACAGGCGGGTTTTGAGCTTTGCAGCAAAAAGGCCGCGTGAGCGGCCTTGTGCGTAGGTGAGAGAGGCAAGTGCCTGCGGGTGTAAATCAGGCGGGACGCCAGCGACCGTGAGTAGCTTTGCGTGGCTCATGGTCGCTCCCCAGGCTGTACAGCTGCGTCAACCACTGCCTCTGCGTCGATCGCATGGCCGGCGGCAATTAACAATGCCAGGCCTGCGGGCAGGTCAGCGTTGTCCAGATCGATGTACGTGCGCACGCTCGCGTCGCGGACCACGGCCTGTACTTGCGGGTTTGCGTCCGCCAGGATTGACCACTTCTCGGAACCGAAGCGGTCGAAGAACGCGCCCACGGTAATGTGGCGTGGGGGTGGTGCGGCATCTGCTGGCGTGGGCCAGTAAGTCACCGTCAAGCCGCCAGCGACGATTTGGATGGGCTCAGTCACGCAACCCCCCTGTACTTGCTCCAGACCTGCAGCAAACCTGCCGAAACAGCCTGCCCAACGGTAACGTACACCTCGACGGACCTCCGAAACGCAACGCTGTCCATCAGGAACGCATAGTCTCCAGAGGTCGAAGTTGGCGTCAGGTTCCCGACAAGCGGCCAGTAGCTACCTGTGATGGTCGAAGGCGTGGTGGCATCAAATACTTTGCGTGCATCCACATAAACTTCCATCCGCACGTTCGCTGAGAGAGAAGCTGTGGAGCGCAGCGCAAGGAAGCTAAGAGCCCCGCGTCCGCTGATGTTAAGCACTGCAACTCGCACGCCGGAAGAAAATGCAGGACTAGACTTGGTGGCACAGGTCGAAACGATTGTGTCTGCAGTCCAGCCAGGAGCCATTGCGCCGGTGATGCCCTCACCCACGGTCGTGACACGGTTGTAGCTGACTGCGATGTAGTTGGTCGTGTCGTTTGCCGGGTCAGTGGCCCCGGCGCCGGTCGCAGTCTTGCGGCGGTACACCTCGCCATCCAGCGCAGAGACGACGGTCTCCCACTGCTTGACGGTCATGCCGCTGGCCCAGGCCTTCAGCGTGCCGCCCCCCCCAAAGGCTTCTGCGAAATCGATCATGCGAACGTGCTCCCATCAAAGGTGGCTTCAAATTTCCCGAGCGCAGGCCAGCGCATGGGGGCTTCGGGGGTGTCCCCCGCAAGGGTGTTGGTCGTCCAGTTGATGAAGCAGTCCCCGCCAGATGCGTTGCGCCCGCCCACAAAGCCCTTGGCCGCAAAACCCGAGGGGATGGTGAGCGTGATGCCGGGCGTGAGCGCAACGTAGTACACGCCGGCGGATGCCGTGGTGTTGGCAGTGATACGCGCGACTGCGGCTCCGGATGCACCAGGGGCTGCGACGCCGATCACCCAGTCAGCCTTCGCCCCAGCACCTGCATAGTCGTCCACGCCGATGACCAAGACCCCGGTTGAGGCGTCGTAGCTCTGCACAACCCCGGCCATCTTGTGGTCGAGAGCGCCGGAGGATGTGGCCACCAGGTACATGCCGGGCACGAACGAGCGCGATGGCTGGGCCGTGAACGTCTTGAGCCCTGCGCCGGGCGTGAGGCTGGTGCTGCTGGTCGCCTTGAGCTGCTGCGTGGCGAACACTTCTGCGGCGTCGCGGTATTGCTCTGTCAAGTCGCGCGCGGTTTCGGCATCCACGCGGGCGGTGGAGGCGATGCCCGCTTGGGTCGTGGCCGTACCTGCGGCGCTCGTGGCGATGCCCGCTTGCGTTGTTGCGGTGCCGGCGGCGCTCGTGGCGATGCCCGCTTGCGTTGTCGACGTACCTGATGCGGCTTCCGCGCCGCCGCGCGCGGTCTGCGCTGCGTCCCTGGCGTCCTGAGCATCGGCTTTGGCCTCTTGCGCGGAGACCGCCCGCTCATTTGTCGCGACGGCGTTGGTACGTGTCGCAGTAGCGAGATCATGAATGCGATCGGACACGCCAGGCATGGCAGTGCCCCAGGTGTACGCCTCCGCGTTGAACGCTGGCGAGCCCAGCGCAGGAAACGGTGGCACGTCCGCTGCGGCGGGCACCGGAACAATGTCGGTCATCAGATATTTCCTTCCATCTTGAAGTCGAACCGGGCGGTGTTCCACCGGTCATTGGTCACCGAACCTGTGAGAAACCCCACCGTGCCAAGATGCCGGTACTTAGGCAGGGCAGAGAAGTCCACGGCCACGGCGGTATCGGCGGCGCGGCGCAGAAGCGCCTCAATCCTTGGGGCTTGGATGGCATCCACCACTGCTGATCCGGTAATGACCTTGGCTTGCCTGCCGGGCTTGCGCAGGTAGGTGCCGTCCGGGTTGCCCTTGTAGTAGCTGTAGCTCTTGGGCGTGACCTCGATGCCGTATTGCGCGCCAGTGGTGCTGGGCGACATGGGCGATGAGATGAATTGCCACTGCCCCACGCCAAGCCATCCAACCGACACCTCGGTGGTGGGCAACGTCTGGCGCAGGGTGATAGTGATCTCGCCGTTTGGGCGCAAGGGCAAGGGAGGAGAGGTCCATTTGGTGTCTCGCTGCAGATCGCCAAACAGGTACTCCCACAGCCCATAGGCCTGCTCGTACAGGACGCCCGACTGAGATACCAACACCTCACCCTCTGGCGAGTCGCGATAGGTGAACTCAAAGCTGTTGGCGTCCACGCCGTGCATGGCAAAACCCGTCACGAAACCGGGGCGCAGCACGTAGGTCAGCTCGCCGGACGCCCGGGCCTGTGTGAACAGGTAGCTGTCAAACGGCGCCATGCGGTTGGAAGGGGCGTTTTCGTCCTTGAGCCAGAAAGCGGATGCCTTCGGGTCAGAAGGGCGCAGGGCTTTTTCTTCCGTGGTGCTTGGGGCCTTAACCACCTCGTAGGTATAGCCAGCGTCTATGCGCCGGTCGCCCACGCCATAGGTGCCGCCTGCCTCCCACGCCACCTCCCCAACGCCCGTATCTACCTCCGGAATGGTGGTGCCCGGCCCGAACATTTCGGGCTTGACGACAATCGGCAGCAGGATGTTCATGTCATGGCCTCTGTGCGCATGGCGTTGCCGCCTTCGGTCACGTTGTCGAATTGATCCACCAGGGTTGGCAGGCCAGCGGTGTTGCTCGCCGTCGCTGCCGCCGCGCTGCGAAGCTCGGCGACTTCCTGGCGCAGGGCCCGCACCTCCGCCACCAGCTCGGCATTGCCGCCCATACCCTGCCCGCCCGCCCACGGGTTGAACGGCTTGGGCACGATTGCCTCGCCCTCGTGGACGACAGCCAAGCCTGTGCGCTGGATGTAGTTCGTGCCCACGTCAAAGCGGGGGATGCCCGCCCCGTCGAACAGGCGGTTGATGTCCTCCACCGGGACGCCATAGGCGCGCGCGATGTCCGCCTGGGTGTAGCCAGTGAAGGCGATGGAGTCCTTGACAGCGCGCAGCACCTCCGGATCGGCATGGCCCTTGCCGCTGGCCTCGCCCTCCAGCAGTGCTCCGCCTACCCAGTGGCGGATGGTCTCGTCCTTGGTGGCGCCGGTGTTGTCGCCTCCGGTGCTGGGGGGGCCGGAGACAAAACCACCGCCGCTGCCGCCGGTTGTTGGCTTGCCTGCCTCGGGCGTCTTTGGCGTCAGCAGCGCCAGCAGCTTGGCCAGGTAACCCTCTACGGTGTCGTCCAGAGCCGCGGTGCCGTTGACGGCTTCCTCCGCTTGCTTGCTGATGCGGTCGAGGTACTCCAGCTGCTCGTTGATCGCTTTGAGCTGGCGCTCTTCGATGGACAGCTGCAGGTCGCCCAACTCTCCCAGCTCCGACAGCTGCCCAGCGAGCACCAACGTATCGCGGTCGCGCTCAAACTGCGATGCGTAGGCGCCATTGCTGATGCCGCCGCGCGCCGCCCCAATGGCCTCGTCCAGCCGGTCGTAGTCCACCAGCGAGCCGCCAGCCCGCACACCTCCCAGGGCCTGCTCGATGTAGACCATGCCCTGCGCCGCCAGCATCTGGGCAGTGCTGTCCACGGTGCCGTACAGGTCGCGAGCGTTGGACTTGAGCATGTCCACGCTGCTGCTGATGTCGCTGATGGCGTCGCCAATCAGGCTGGCTTGGTCTTGCAGGGCGTCACGGTCTCGAGCCACGGCCCGGCGGAACAGGTCGTAGGCCGAACGGATGGCGTTCTGCCGGGCTTCCTCGGCCTGTCGCTTTGCCGCATCTGCGGCTTGTTCTGCCGAAGTCGTGACCTGAGCGAAAGCCCCGGACAGTTGCAGCAGCGTGGCATAGGCCTTGCGCCCGGCTTCGGTGTTCAAGTCCTGCGCTTCTGCTAGCGCGCGGAACTGGTCGCGCGCGTCGATGGCGTTGATGTCTGGCATTGCCAGCTCCAGCGCTTCGAGCTGCGTGGCGATCATGCGGCGGGCGTATTCCCGCTGCTCGTCGGCCGAGTAGAAATTCTGGAAATACGCGCCTGCAGCCTGGCCCATGTTCTCCAGGCCGCCGAAGGCATCGATGAGCTGACTGGCCAGGTCGCCCCCTGCCAGCGAGGCGTTGAACATCGACATGCCAAGCATGTCGAACATAGCGTTCGTGGCCTGCAGGCTCGTGGCCAGACGCGTCAGCGTGTCGATGGCCCGCTCACCTTCACGGGCGTACTCACTCTGTACGTAGTTGGTGCGGGTGATGGTTTCTTCGACTTCATCCCACTGGCCGGGCGCCCCGTCGTCGCCAAAAGATGGAGACAGGGTTTCAACCGTTCGGCGGACGACTTCGGTCGTCGTGACCCAGGAACCAATCAACTGCTCCGCAAGCTGGTTGTTGGCTGTCTCCAAGGCTTCCTGAATCTTCTTGGCGATGCCCTCCTGATCCAGGCCCTCGAAGTCGATGCCCAACCCACCAGTGTCTGGATGGATCAGGTCGGTGCCAACGGAGGTGGTCCACTCCCGCAGGTGGTCCGTGCTGAGGCCGAGAGCATCGGCCATCTTGAGCGTGTTGGTGCGCAACGCAATGAACGCATCGTCCAGCGCCTTGCCTTGTCGCGCCTCGTCCTCCAGCATTTGGCGGTAGCGCGCTTCCTCCTCGGGGCTAATGTCTCGGCGGACCCGGCTGGACAGGTCATCGCCGGGCCGGCTGATGGTGTATTCCGGGCCGCCGAAGAGCGTGCCGCTCTCGCGCCACAGCTCGTAGCGGCGGATGTTGCCTTTGCCGAATTCGCCCGTCAGGCCGCCGCCGACCCTGCGGTCGGAGCCGAACATGCCCATGGCGTTGGCGACGAGGCCGATGATGGCGGCCGCGCCTGCGGCCATCCAGGCGCCAGCACCCAGCGCAGCACCGCCGCCCTGTCCGATGGAGCCGAAGGAAGCAGGCGCCTTCATGCCGAGGCCACCTCCACCGGCCGTCATCCCGAGGCCGCTGGAGCCAACAGTGAGCCCGCTGCCGAGCTGTGTGCCGCCGATGCCCAGCCAGCCCATGGTCGTGTTGTAGGCGGAATTGATCCAGCTGTTCCCCATGAGGGTCTGGTAGCCTGTGTTCAGGGTGCTGGCGTTACTTACCAGGCCGAGGACGCCGCCACCACCTCCCCCAAGACCCACCCCACCCAGCACGCCCTGCACCATGCCGTTGATGACCAGGGACACGGGTTGGACGATGGCGCTGATGATGGGGCGCAGCACCAGCGTGTTGAAGGTCGCTTTGAGCGTGTCGGCCAGAGCTTCCCCGAAGTCCTTGCCTGATTCAAAGGCGCGGAACAGGCTGTCGGTCAGGGCGCGGTTGATGTCGTCGGCGGTCTTCTGCCACTCGTCCAAGGTCGCCTTGGCCTGCGCCGTCTCGGCCTTGGTGCGGGCCTTGGCGCGAGCTTTGATGCGCAGCTCTTCCTTCTGCGCGTCATCCAGACCCAACTTGTCGATCTCGCGCAGCTCCTTTGCTAGCTCGATCTCGACTTCCCGCGCGGCGATGATCTTCTTGCGCTCGACTTCCGTCAGGCCGATTAGGCTGATTTCTTCGCGGATGAGGTCGTTGTGCTCTCGCGCTTGAATGAGGGCTTCGTCGTACTTGGCGCCAGCGGCCTTGAACTCGGCTTCGCGCATGGCGGCCACCAAGCGCTTCCTGGCCTCAATCTCGCGCCCCAGCTCCTGCGTGTACTCGCCCGTCAGGCGCAACCCCTGCAGCTTCGCGAGCTGTTCCTCGCGCTGCGCCACGATGTATTCCTCGACAGCGATCTTGCTCTTGCCGAACGTGTCGTTTGCCGCCTCAAGTTCACGCGCTTGTTTGTCGATGGAGTCGGTCTTGTCAGCCATTGCGGCTAGACCCTTGCGGTACTCCGCCTCGGCGGCTGCCTCGGCCTTCACGCGGTCCTGCACCGCTTGCGTCAGCTTCTCTTCTGCCACCTGCACCTGAGCGGCGGCCAAGGCGCGCTCTTTCTCGGCGCGCACGGCTCCCGCAAGCTTGCCTTGTAACTCCTCGCGCAACTGCAGTACCTTGCGCTCGCCGTCTGTCATTTTTTCCGCAGCAGCGCCGTTGGCCTCCAGTGCTGCTCGATAGCGCCGCAACTCGGCAATCTTGGCCTGAATGCCGGCTACTTCAGACTCGCTGGCGGTGCCGTAATCCTTGGCAGCCTTTGCCGCGGACTTGCCGGCCTCACTGGCCTTGTACGTGTCCCCAGCAAGCTTGGTGACGTGCTCGCGGTACTCCTCCAGGCTCATCTGGCCAGAGGTGTAGAGCGCGTTGAGCTTCTGCAGATCAGCCAGATACTCCTTGTTGACACCCAACAGCTTACGTCGGGCGTCGGTGAGCACTTCATCCTTCTGAGCCTGCTGCGCGTTCATCTCGGCGACGGTGGGCGGGTTGATGCTGCCGCGCCCGCCACCCGCACCCTTGGTTTCGCCGCCGGATTCCAGCTTGATCAGCTCCTCACGCAGGCGGGAAACTTCTTCGGACCGCTTGCGGATCAGCTCGCGCGTGCGGTCGTCGCCTTTTTGATAGGCCCCACCCATGCCGGCCGACCAGTCCAGGGCTTTCTGCGCACGGGCGTTTTCCTTTTCCAGCACGTCGATGGTGCTGCGGATGCCGTCTGCCGTTTGCTTGTACGCATTCACGGCGGCCACGCCACCGCCCACCACAGCGCCGATGCCCAGCAACGTCAGCACAACAGGGTTGGCGGCGAGCACAGCACCCAGTGCCGTAACTGCGCCACCAATGGCTGCGATCGCACGCGGGATGGCGGCAAGCGACGTGAGCGCAGCGCCGCCAGCCAGCGCGCCCATGGTGGTTGTGATGATGGGCTTGTTCTCGGCAAACACCTTGCCCATCGCCCCCATGGCATCGGCTACGCTGTTGATGGCCGATGTCAGTCCCGACGATGCGCCGGTGGCGTTCCCGAATTCGGCCATCAGGTCGTTGGCGACCTTGCCAACATTGGCAATGGCACCGCCCAACGTGTCACGCGCAGCTTTCGCCGCCCCGCCATAGCTCGACTCCAGCGCGGCCAGAATGATGCCCTGGGCCTCTGCAGTGCGACCGGTGGCCTCCAGTTGCTCCACCAACGCTTTCTGCGCCTCGGTGAATCGGAAGCCTTGCCGGGTCAGCGCAGTCAAACCCTGGCTGGGGATGTCCAGGGCGCGACCGATGGTTTCTGCCGATTGCGCAACGTCCATGCCCATGCGCGCGCTCATATCTACCACCGCCTGCATGGCGCGCGGGAACTGCTCGCCGACGATGCCGGTGTACGACAACAGACGCGTCTGCGCGGTATTTATGGCGCCCGCGCTCATGGTGCTGTTGCGCGCCAGATCAGAGGCCATGGCGTTGAGTCGCTCGCGGGTCCAACCGGCCGCTTCGCCAGTGGACTTCAGCACCGCCGTCAATTGCGCTTGCTCCTGTTCGGCCGTAATCGTCTCGCTGATGAAAGTGCGCAGCGAGAAATACGCCGCAGCGCCACCGGCCATAGTCCCAAGAGTGCGGCCCAGCATCTGCATCGTCTCGCCCAGGCCCGACGTGGCGCGTTTGGCGCGTTCAACCGCCTGCTCCATGTCGCGCAGGTTTTGCAGCGCTGGCTCGAACTTCGTCCGATCAAGCCCCTTGGTATCAATCGTCAGCTCGAACTTCTGGCTGGCCGTCTTGCCGAAGTTCTCCAAGTCGCGTGTGGCCTTGACCAGCGCGGCTTGGATGCGGGCCTCCGCACGCGTGAATTTCTCAGCGCCCTTCTCCGCGCCGGCGCCGATGCCGTCAACAGCCTTCCCCGCCTTGTCCGCAGAGCCAGCGACCTTGCCGGCCATGGCCTCGGCTTTGTTGCCGACGCGCGCAAACGCGGCTTCCGCTTTTTCAGCAGAGACAACAACTTCGCCTTGAATTGACAGGTCAGAGGCCATTGATGACGCCCAAAGAAAAAGCCCTGCGGGGGTGAACCGCAGGGCTTGGATAAAGAAAACCGCCCGGAGGCGGCTGTTAAATCAGAGGTTCTCGCTAGCTTTCGCGAGACCGGTGCCGTAGTTGAGGTAGATGTTGCAGTCGTCAGGATCGAAAGCAATCATGTTGAGCTGGATGGTTGTTTGCTGGTGCTGCCATACCGCCGAGCGCATGGCTGCAATGCGGTGACTCCCTTTGGCGCTCAACTCCTGTCCGTACTTCGCTCTCAGACCTTCACGCACGCTCTCAAACGTCAGCCCGCAGCCGTGGGCGCCCTCTTGAGACTTGTGCGAGAGACCTACTGTGTCCAGTGTTTCCTGTAGAAAGTAGAAAGCCACTTCGAACTCTGCGCCGCGCACCGAAACTTTGGGTGCCTCGTATCCGAGCGTCGCGCCATTGGCCATCCTTTGCTTCTCCGTTGGCACAATGCGTCGCCCTTCGGGATAGAGCTTTGCAATCTCGTCCAAGCTCGCACCGCTCTCGGCCTTCCCCCACAACACCCCTGCCTGCGCGATTTGCACACAGGCTGCCAGATAGATTACGAAGAATGCGCGCATACCCCCCCCTTTTCAGAAGGGGCTATGGTACTTACTCAGATGGTGCAGCCTTCGTGCAGGCGGCGCTTGGCGGCCAAGCAAACCTCGTGCGCCTCGAACTTGTCCTCGAAGTAGCCAACAAAAAAGCCCGCGTGTAGCGGGCTTTGGTTTTTGATGTTCTGGCTTCGGGGCCTCAGGGCTGAAGCCTGGGGAGAGGTGGCAGCTGCACCTCTGGTTCAGATACCTGCATGATCTGTGCCGAGCGAATCTCGCCCTTGCTCCGAGCAATTAAAACCTCCAGGCGTATCTGTTCGCGCTTTTGAGCTGCTTCGAGCACGCGCGTGAGGTCAGCTTGGCTGAAGTTGGCCTCATTAAGAGTTGCGACAAATTCGCCGGTTCCATCCCCTGCCAGGACATACTTGGCCACTCCCGGCTCACGTACGTCCACCTTGAAGATCCGGAAGCTAGTGTCGAGCACGTCGGGCACCGTTTGAACACGGGGGGCCCGTCTGTTCAGCTCTTCTATCCGCTCGGCGTCAAGCTTCGTGCGCCCCACGTCGATTTCTGTCGCATCCGGCGCTGATCTAGCGATAGCTTTTGTGCCTTCGGTGACAGCCTCATCGAACTTCTGAGCAACTTTGTTGCCCGCGAGAGCCTCCGTGAAAATCTCCATCTGGCGTGTCTGCTGCTGTTCCAGGCCAAGAACCTGTTGGGCCTTGATCTCTTCTTTGCGTACATCTCCGAAGACATCTACAGCCTTGCCGAAGCCGTAGCCGCCTGCCACGATCAAGGCGATAACAATCAACAGTCGAGCTTTGGTCACCGGATCCATGTTTGCGCAACCCTCAGCAATCTTGTTGAGGAACCCCGAAAGTGCAGCCCAGAAATCTGAGGAGCCGTCTTTAACCTCAAAGACCAACTCCAACGCCGACCTCTGATCAGCAGTGAGTTTTCTTATGTCCCCAACCCCCGTGAGAGCATAAGCTGCGGCAGAGTAGACCGCTTCCTGAAACTGCCAAATCCCTCTAGCCAACTCCCCTGGGACAGTAGCGTGGTAGCGCTCCCCTTCGACCCTTATACGCAGCCACTGCAGTTCACCTTCAAAAGTGATGTCGTCCGGCTGAACGCCGGACTCTAGCCGCTCTAAGTACGCGATCGCGTCCTCAACCGAACTCAAAGTGATAGACATCTGAACCCTCGATTTTTGTCGAGGGATCATACTTCTTGTTACTTCGCCTGCCGCGCCGCTTGCCGCTCACGGATTGCAGCGCCGGCCGCCGCCTCCATTACTTCGCATGGATGACTGACAGCGCCGCCCCCTCCATGATCCGCACGTCCGCGAACATCGCATCGCGCTTGTCCCGAGCCAGCCCAAGGGTTCTGAGGCAGGCCAGCACGGCGGTGTAGTCCAGGCCAGTGGGCCCGCCCATCCCCCCGCTGCGCCACTGGGTCTGGCAGAACTCCAGGAAGAAGTTCACGCTCTCCAGGTTCTCCGGCCACACCAGCACTTCATCGGACGGTGCCTGCTGGGCGTAGTGCTTTGCAAGCTTGCCGGCCATCTTCACGTTGCCGAAGCCGCCGGAATTGGGATCGGGCTTCTTGCGGTACAGGGCCTCGGCAACGTCGGTCAGTTTTTTGTGCGGTTGCCCAGGATGCGCTGGTGGTACTCGTGGTGGGCCTGCTGTTGGATGCCGGGGTATTGCGAGATCAGGTTCTTGATGTTCTCGTCAGTGAAGTCCAGTTCCAGCGCCCATCCGGTGGCCACCTCGCGGATCAGGTCCACGCCACGCTGCAGGGCGTCCTCCACGGCCTGGGCAATCTCCTTGGCGTCGTACTTCAAGGGCTTGCGCTTCTTCTTGGGCTTCGCGCCTTCTGCCTCGGCGGAGGCCTCGGCTTCAGCCTGTTGTGCCTCTGCCTTCTCTGCCGCCTCCATGCTGGCGTTGGCCTCTTCGGTGAGGCGTTTGGCATACATCGGGTGCCACTCGCGCAAGGTGCGGCCGATGGCGATCAGTTCGACTTCATCATCTTCGCCCTGCAGGTTCTTGACGGTGAGGACGAGGGGGAAGTTTGCCGGGGCGCCGGCCAGGGTCTTGAGTTTTGCCATGGTGATGTTTTCTGTGCTGGGGTTGCTGTGTGCCCGTGCCCGCCCCCGCCTTCCCCAGCACAGGGAAGAACGAGGGCGGGTCGGTGCTCTTGTGGGGTGGGCGCTTAGGCGTCCACGTACGTGCTGACCATGCCCAGGAACGAGCAGGAGACGTCCACCTTGATCACGTCCTGCGCGGCCATCTTCGGTACGCCGGACTTCTGCAGGTAGCCGTACGCGTACAGCTTCGCGCCGCCGGGCAGCAGGAACTTGAACGCCACGCGCTGCGACAGGCGGCGGCTGATGCGGTCCATCTGCTTTTGGTCAACGCGCGTCGGGTCGTAGCCCAGCGTGAAGTCGATGCCCGAGGCCTCGAAACCAGCAGGCAGGACGATGGAGTTACGGCGCGAGATGGGCGACACGGTGATGTCACGCCGACCGCCGCCGGTGTTGGACACGTCCAGCACCTGGCCGATTTCCTGCCAGTCGCTCACCAGCTGCAGGGAGCCGGCAGAAGCAGTCCCACTGGGGAACCACTCAGCGTCGCTGGTGTCCAGGTCTTCCAGCTCCAGCGTGCCTGCGTCCACGTCCTGAGCGCGCCAGATGGACTCGGAGGCGTCCTCCCAGCCGTTCAGGAGCAGCAGCTCCTGGCCATTGGCGAAACCGTGCGCGGCAGAAGCTGCAACGGCGGGGTCAGCATTGGAGATGCTGGAGACGGTCTTTTTCGGGCCGAAGGTGGTGCTGTAAAAAAACTTCGCGCCGACAGCGGTTAGGTATGCCATGGCAGTTGCCTTTCAAGTTGATGCCCGCAAGGGGGCGGACGCAAAAAAGCCGCTGGGCGGGAATGCGCAGCGGCTGGGGGGAGCCCTTGCGGGCGGGAAACAAAAAAGCCGTCCGGAGGCGGCTCAGTGAGTTAGGTTGGGGTTAGCGGTCGCCCCAGATGGAAAACCTTTGGATGGCGCCGTACAGCTTGGTGTCCGGTTCATGGGTGGACATAGCCTCGCCGCTGGGCGTGGCGACGAAAACCGGGGCGGCGCGCATGGACGCTTCGATGGCCTGCGCCAGGCCGGTCGCGTCCATGCGCGACTTGGCCCACACGCTCACTTGCATGTAGAGCCGGCGCTGCCCTGGCAGGCTGTTGTCCAGTGCGTTGATGGGCTCTCCGCCAATGGCCTGCCACACGACATAGGGCGCAGCCAGGCCGTCCTCTGCCACGTCGGCGCGCACGCGCGGGCACAGCGTCAGCAGGAGGGTTTGCAGGTTGGCTTCGATGCTCATTTGCCCTTGACCTCTTGCAGATAGCGGGCCTTGATGGCCTTGCGGACTTCGCCCCGCGTCTCCACGACAGACTTGCCGATGAACGAGTGCGCCGGGGCGCGGCTGGTGCCGAACTCGACCATGAAGCCGTAGGGCGCCTTGTCTTTATTGAAACTTACGTGATAGGTGCTCACGTCCTTGTAGCTTTTGTCCTCGCTGAATACCTGATAGATGCTGTCGCGCAGGTTGCCGGGGTTGTAGGGGCCATAGACACGGTGCGTGCCGTAGAACTTGTGCGCCTCCTTGGAGACAGGGACGTTGATCTTGGCGCGCTCGTAGATGATCTGCGCGCCGGCCTGTGCCGCAGGTCGGGTTGCCTTTTGCAGCTTGCCTAGCTCGGCCTGCAGTCCCTCTTTGAACCGGGCGATGTTCATGCGAACGGCCATCGTCATCGCGTCACCTCACACACCAGGTCCACATACACCCGCCCCGCCGCATCGGGCAGCACGGCCTGCACGTCGTACACCGTCGTCCCATGCACTACGCGCATTCCAGCAGTCACGTCTGTGCGCCAGCGGATGCGGATGGAGGTCTTGACGGTGGACACCGCAGCGTCGGCCTTGATGGCGCCCAGGCCCGACAGGTTCTTGATGGAGGCCCAGACGGTGGCCAAGGGCTCCCAGACGTCGGGTAATGGCTGGCCGTAGTCGTCGGTGCCCTGGCCCTTCTTTTCGATGGTGACGCGGCGGTTCAAGTCTCCAGGCCGCATGTCACACCCCCAGTCCGACGCGGTAGGGCCAGAGGATCTTCTCGGCCCCAAACGGCACTTGCGTGGCGATCGTCCCCGTCACCACCTCCTGGCGGTTGTCGTAGAGGTGGGCGGTGATCAGCAGCACCGCGGCGGTGAAGGCCGCATTGATGACCATCGGCCGCTCGCCGGCGGTGCCCGCGAGCACCGCAGCGTTCAGCGCGGTCTGGTCTTTGAACACCTTGCGGTTGAGGAACATCGCCGCCCAGTCCTCGGCCGCTTCCACCAGCGCGCCCAGCACCACGTCGTCGGCGCTGTCGGCGCGGCAGTAGTCGCGGGCGAGGTCCAGGCTGACGATCATTGCTTGTCCGCTTTCTTGGCCTCGGCCTTTTGCTGCTTCGGCTCGACCTTGGGCTTTTCGCCAGGCGTGCGCACCAAGCCGCGGCGCTTCAGCTGCTCGGCGTGGCGCTCGGACACCTCGAAGACGTCGCCGCGCTTGCGGTCGCCGTCATGGGTGATGGGATAGATCGCTTCGACTTTGATCATGGTGGCTCCTTGGCGGGGCAGCCGAAGCGGCCCCGCTCGTGGGTTACGGCGTGGTGATGCCGGTGAACTCGCCCTTCACGAAGGCGGCCGGGCGGTAGACGGTCAGGCCTACGCGCTCCTCGCAGCGGATCGTCGCCATGTTCTTGATGAAGTTGTCGCGGTCCTCCAGCGACACCTGCACGTTGACGTCCTCGCGGTCCCAGCCTTGCACCGCCAGGCCGCCGCCGAAGGCGCCAACGAGGAAGTCGTCCGCGTCCATGGCCTGGGTGGGCACCACGTTGCGGCCCCACAGGCCCGGCAAACTCTGCGCGCGCGGGTTGGCGAACAGATAGGCGTTGTCGGTGGTCTTGGTCAGCTCGATGGCTGCCCAGTCCAGAGGGCTGATGACGATGCCGTCAGCCCAGTACTCGGCCAGCTCCACCTGCAGCAGCGCCAGGCGCAGGCGGTCGATGCGGGTCTCGGCCTGCACCGTCACGCCGGGGTTCGCGTAGGCGGTGGCCTGGGTGTAGATGCCGTTGAGATTCAGGCCCACGCCCGAGCCCTTGAGCAGCTGCGCTTCCTCCACCAGCTTCAGGCCGTGGCGCAGGCGACCGTCCACGTAGCTTTGCAGCATGGGCACGTCGGCCAGCACCTGCTTGGATGCGTGGATCCAGTGCGCGATGGTTACGATGGGCGCGGAGTCGGCCTCGAACGTGATGTTCGACTCCGGCTTGCCGCCGGTGGGGTTCTCGCCTACCGGGGCGGCGTTGTTCGTGTACACCAGCTCGCGTGCGTACTCGATGCTGTTGGAGGTGGTGCGGCCCCAGTTGAGCAGGTCGCGCACCGTGAGGCGACGCAGGCCGGGAGCGACGATGCCGGGCACGCGGTCCGGCAGGATCAGGTCGCCACCGGAACCGGTGCCCGAGCCGATCGCTGCTTGCACGCCCATGCGGAAAGTGCCGCGGGGGTTGGCTGCGAACGCCTTGAAGTCTTCGCTGTCCGTCAGCTGCTCGCCCATCGACTGCGGGCCAGCACCAGCGGAGCCGCCGCCGTTTTGCACCTTGGCCAGCAGTTGCTCGGCGGTGGCCAGGCGGGCCTGCAGCTCGCCCTGGCTGGTCAGCAGCTTGTCCACGCTGGCGCGGGTTTCCTCGCTGAGCTTGGCGTGCGCCTTGATTTCCTTGTCGGCGCGCTCGGCGTGCGCCTTGAGCTGGTCGCCCACCTCCTTGAGGCTGGCGTTGATCTGCTCGATGTCTTTTTCAATTTGAGGCATGGTGATTCCTTCTAGAGAATGGCGGTGAGGGATGCGGCGATCGCCGCGGTGCTGCGAAAGTCGGCCGCAGGGCCGCGCTCGGTGGGATCGCCCTCACCGCTGCCGGACGGGTCACCCGTGCCGGTCTTGAACTCGGAGATGAGGCGCATGGCCTCGGTCTTGGGCAGGCCGCTGGCGCGCAGTGCGGCTTCGATGCGCCGCGCTGCGTTGGCGTTGGCCTTGGACTCGCCCTTGCCGATCTGGTCGGATGGCAGCAGCTCGTCGGCGAACCCCTGCTCAATGGCCGCGCTGCCGCCCAGCCAGGACTCCGCGTCCATCAGCTTGGCCACGGCCGCGGACTCCATGCCGGTGCGTGCCACGTAGATATCGGCCATCGCGGCGTCGAAGGGCTCCAGCCAGTCGGCAATCTCGCGCAGGTCATTGCGATTGCCGGCGGCGATCACCCAGGCGTTGTGGATCATGAGGAAGCCGGATCGGGCGATCTGCACCGTGTCCCCGGCCATGGCAATGACCGAAGCCGCCGAGGCCGCCAGGCTCAGCACCTTGACCGTGACCTCGCCCTTGTGCTCGCGCAGCAAGTTGTAGATGGCCAGGCCTTCAAACATGTCGCCGCCTGGGCTGTTGATGTTCACAGTGACATCGCCCGGGCCGAGCGAACGCAAGGCCGCGGCGATACGCCGGGCGGTCACACCTTCCCCGGTCCAGTAGTCGTAGCCGATCACGTCGTAGATGCTGATCGTGCGGTCTTCCTCCGCTTCCTCCACCGCGGCGCGGATGCCGGGCTGCCAGCGGTCGAAAGCGCGCGGCAGGATCTCGCTGCGCACGCTGGCGCTCGGGCGGCCTGTGGGGGCGCCCGGCAGTTCTTTCATGCTCATGGTTCAGACTTTCTGCGGCTCGTCTTCAAAACCCAGGAACGCCCGGATGGCGGCCCGGGCCTGGTTTGCGTCGGTGGCCTGGCCGATGCCGTCCAAGGTGGTCATGGCCGACTGGACGGTCAGCACGGCGGCGTTGCCGCCCATGGGTTCACGGTCCTCAAGCTGGCGCACCTCGTCGCGGGTCAAGATGCCGTTGTTGACCATCGCCGCGTAGAAGGCCGAACGCCCCGCGCTGTCGGCGCGCAGCAGGCCTTCCACGGCGAACTTCGGGTAGTAGCGCAGCCGCTCGGCCGGCGTCATCAAGTCCTTGGCGATCGACTGCTCCAGGCGCTTGAGCCACGGGCCCAGCGTGAACGTCAGAAAGCCGATCATTTGCTGCTCGATCCCGGTGCCCCAGCTGGTGGACTTCTCGCTATGGCCCACCATGAAGGGAGGCACGCGAAACCACCGGCAGATTTCCTCCACGCTGAACGCTCGGGACTCCAGCAGCTGGGCGTCCACCGGGTTGATCGAGGGGAACGACACATCGGTGCCACCTTCCAGCAGCGGCGTTTCCTCACGCTCGATGGACAGCTGGACGTTGTCCTTGAAGATCTTGCGCTGCTCGGGCGTCAGCCAGTTGGAAGCCTTGTAGTACAGCGTGCGCAGCAGCCCGCTCTTGAACGTCTTGGCCGCCGTCCGGTCGGCCGCAATGGCCGCGCCGAAGACCTCTGCGCCGTATCGGATCGCGGAAACGCCGTTCTTGCCGTCGATCGAGAAGCCCGGGATGTACCAGATGCGGTCGGCAGGCACGATGCGCTGGCGGCCGTCCTCTTCGGTGTAGCGCCATTCCTTGGCGCCGTCTCCACGTCGGGTGCAAGTCAGGCGGCCGGGCGCGAGAAACTGCAGACCCACGAGGCGCGGGCCCACCATCAGCTTTTCAACCCGGGCGCCGTCGCGCAGCAGCATCGCTGCTACGACAGCCTCCCAGAAGACGGACGCCGTACTGTCGGCATTCGGCTGGTCGTGAATGAGGAAGTGCAGCCAGTGCTGTGGCGCTTGGCGCTTGCCTCCAGGGCCGCGCTCGTACATCGACAGCGGCAGGGCCGCGATGGTCTCCGAGATGAGGCGCACGCACGCCCACACGGCCGACAGCTGCATGGCGGTCTGTGCGTTGACGCTCACGCCGCTGGTCGTGCTGCCGGCGAGGATCGCGGCCAGCCCCTGCGCATCGCTGATGCTCACGGGCACGCCGAGCCATTCAAGCAACGACGCTCGGATCTTGCCGACGCGCCGCTGTTTCGGTTGTTTCGTCATCGGCCTGCTTTCACCATGTTCGTCAGGAAGTCGTCCATGCCTCCCTGGACTGCGTGCGTGAGACTGGCGCCCGTTGCCATCAGCAGCGCGGCCATGTCGTCGATCTTCTCGGTGGATCGCTTCTTGTCCGGCGCCTTGTTCAGGTTCGCGTCTTCGCGCGCCACCAGGTTGGAAGCGTTCCAGTTCAGCACCGGGTCGTTGCCGTGGGCCAGCTTGCCGGCCATGTAATGCAGCTCCAGGTCCTGCATCGCCGGGTGGTAGCTTTGCGGCCCCTGCCGGAAAAGCTCCATTGGCACGCCGGCCTCTTTGAGGCGCTGCACCGTCTGCACGGCGTTCCAGTTGTCGTAGGCCACCGTGACCAAGTTGAAGGTGTCGCGCACCTCCAGTACCTTGGCTTCGATGGGCGCGTAGTCGATCACTTCGCTGCCAGACTCGATCAGGTGCCCCGCCTGGATCCAGGCCTGGTACGGCACCAGCCCCCGGGCGACGCGACGGCGGGTGGCCGCCGGCGGCACCCAGCGCCAGCCGTAGGTGTAGAGCCAGCCATCCAGGCGCCAGACCAACCGGAATGAGGTCAGGTCGTTGGTGCTCGACAGGTCCAGGCCACCCCAGCACGGCACGCCGCGCAGGGCTTCGAGGTCCACTGCGGCGCGGCACTCGCGCCACTTCGTCAGGTTCACCCAGCCACCAGCCACCGATGAGGGCCGGTTCAGGCGCTTGATCTTGAATTCGCCGTGCGTGCCGGGCTTCTCGCGCGCCTCAATGGCCGCCTTGCGGATCTCGGCCAGCAGGATGGGGTTCACCTCCATCAGCGGGTTGGCCTTGTGGTACGCCTCTTCGTCGAAGTCGTCGTCGGCCTCGGTCCCGAGGTCCTCGTCTTTCTCATCCACCGCGTAGTACAGGGCCAGGAAGTGGTCGGCCTCCACGATGCCGCGCAGCACCTTCTTGGCGAATTCGCGCTCCTCGCTCCAGGGCCCCGGACTGTCGTAGCCCTCGGTGGTCAGGAACAGGAACAGCACGTTGGCCCGCGCGCCCGCGGCCGACACCAGCACGTTCAGCAGGTCGTGGTCCTTGTGCGCGTGGATCTCGTCCAGGATCACGCACGAGGGGTTCAGGCCGTCCTGCGTGCTGGCCTTGGCGTTGATTGGCTTGTAGGTGCCGCCGTTGTTGAGGCTGGCGATGGCGTTGGCGAACGGCACCAGGCCGAAGGCTTCGCGCAGGTCAGAGGTCTTCTCGACCATCCGCTTCGCGACGTTGAACACGATGCGCGCCTGCTGGCCGGTGGTGGCCCCCGTGATGATCTGCGGGCCGTTCTCGTCCTCACAGTTCTGGCAGTACAGGCCGACGATGGCCGCCAGGGTGCTCTTGGCGTTCTTGCGGGCCACTGCGAACAGGGCCTTGCTGAACCGCCGCGTGCCGTCTGGCTTGCGAAAACCGAAGAGCTGCACCAGGAAGAAGACGTGCGACTCGTGCAGGACGATGTTCGGCGTCTCCCACTTGCCTTCCACGTGCGGCAGCTTCTCGGCGAAGTCGCACACGTCGCAGGCGTGCCACTCGTCGAAGTAGAACGGCGCCCCCTTCTTCTTGGCGCGCTCCAGGTCTTTCAGGAAGCGCTCGGCGGCCAGGCGAATCCAGATGCCGAAGCGCTTGCGGTGCTTCTTGTCCAGCGCCTTCTTGGCATAGGCCCGGGCGATGGCGACGTAATCACGAGGCGCGCTTGCGTCCTCCGTTGTTCGAGAAGGCATTCTTCGCGGGTCCTTCTCCGATGGGCTTCACCTTCCCCTGCGCCACCGGCGTCAGGCCGAAGTCGTTGGTCAGGTTGCGCAGCTGTGCGACCATGGACGCCACTGGCGCCTCGCCGGCTGCGTACAGCTGGACGACCTTGCCGTGCAGGGCGCACAGCTGACCCAGTGCGGACAGTCCGCCTTCGGTCAGCAGCTTGTTGGCCACCAGGATCGGGGCCAGCCGCTGCCACTCCTTAATGGCGTGCCCGTTGGGCAGCCAGTCAGGCGGCGGCGGGACTTCGGTGATGGTGGGCAATTCGACCGCGCCATCGGGCTCGCGGTCCTTGCGTTGGGTGCCGGCGATCACCTTGAGGGCGGCCGGCTTCTTTCCTGGGCCGGGCATGGTGGGCCTCTCAAAAATCGGGTTTTCTATCCTGACGGCGTGAAAATTTGGGGTACCGGTCGGTCCTAGCTGGGAAGGCTCCAGACTTTTTGCCCACCCCCTGCCGCGAGCCGAAAATTTTGCCGAGTGGTCTTTCCGTAGCGGCATTTTTTCGGCCATGGTTGCGCGCTGCTTTTGCGCTTACACCGTGTAAGGCTTGCACCGTGCAAGCACCCTCGGCGTCAGCCCTCCATCGGGAAGCCATCGACCCCGATCCGCACCGCCGGCCTGTGGCCCTTCTGCAGCGTGGTCAGTCTCTTGTGGCAGTCGCGATTCACGGCCCGCAGGTTGCTGGGATCGTCGGGGTTGCCTTTGGCTCGTCCTGATCGGAACCAGGCCTTAGGCTTGATGTGGTCCACCTCATGGGCTGGCAGGGCCCGGAGCTTGCCTCCCTGGCAATCGGGGCAGTGGCACAGATAGCCGTCGCGCTGCAGGATCTGCTCGCGCAGCTTGTCCCACTTGGCGCCGTAGCCGCGGGCATGGCGGCTTTCCTTGCTCCAGGCCATGAGCCGCTCCAAAGGATTCCACCCTCCTGGCTCTACGATGGGAAGTTCCTCAACTACCTATCGCCAGGAGGGCGGAATGGGAAAGCGCTTAGGGGCTCTCGGAGCAGCTCTCACGCTCGCATATCTGGTCATGCTCGCTTGGCTGATCAACGGCCGCTGGGCAGACTTGCAATCGTTATCACTTAACGAATTGGGCGACTTCTTGGCGGGTGCATTTGGCCCTATCGCAATCCTGTGGGTCGTCCTTGGGTTCTTTCAGCAAGGAATTGAGCTGCGGCAAAACAGTGCTGCCTTATTGCTCCAAGCGGATGAACTAAAAAATGCAGCAGAACAACAGCGCGAAATGACCGCGGTGGCCAGAGCGCAACTTCATCACCAACAAAGTGCCCACCAAAGCCAACAGCAGCGAGAGCTTTTCGATCGTTTAAGAGGGCGCGGATGACGAAAGCCCGTAGGGCAATCCGTGCGGGCTTGAGATGTGCTGATCCAGAAACGACAAACCCTCCGCATTGGGAGGGCTCAGACCTCGCCGAGCTTTTGTCGCAACCGCGCCTCCCACTTGGAATGCGACCCTGGTTATGCGTCTTCGCTCAGTCGATAGCGGATTATAGACGCACTTCAACTCGGGTGTCAAGACTCCTAGAGGTCGTCGAGTTCTGGATGGTGCGGCTTGCTCTCCATCAGCTCGATCTGCTCCCGAGTAGGCAAGCGCAGCTGGCATGTCGGGCAGTGCAACCGGATCACCCGATCGTCGTAGTCCTCCATGGGCGAGGTGCAGTTCGGGCACCACAGGTAGTCGGCTAGTTTCGGACTCTCGTCCTCGTCTTCAACCGCGACCTCCTTGGCGGCGAGCGATGCACGCTGTAGGGAGTGACCAAGACGAAGAGAAAGGAAGCCTCCGGACTCACACCGGAAGCCGTCAACCCCGCGCACCACGGGCGCACGGCAATGTGGGCAGTGAAGATTCCAAGCCATGTCACACCTTCTTGTTGATCAGCATTTGGCGGCCATCATGCAGTAGCTGGCCCAGGCCCTGCATGCTGGTGCCGATGGCCTGGCACGCGCGCTTCGGGGCGCACGGACGCACGTACAGCCAGTTCAGAGCCGTGCGGTGCGGCTGCGGAAGCTCTGCCACACCCTTGGCGATCGCTGTGGCGTCAAGGCCATCCACCCGGCCCTCGCTCTCCCACACGTCGACGCGCTGCTTCGGCGGCGGGGGCACCATCCGGAACATGGGCGACATGCCGGACAGCGCCCGGCCGCCATTGCACCAGCGCCCCCAGTTGTGCAGGCGCTCGTCGATGCCGCGGTGCTCGGGCGGGACGGCGTTGAAGTCGATGTAGGGTTTCTTGCTCATGCGGTTTCTTCAGAAAGTTGCTTGATCACTGGATATCTGTTGATGCGTTGGGCTGTATTCCTGCTGAGGCAAGGCTGAAGACCGGGTGGACTGCGCATACCACCCCTTACCCAGGGAGTCCTGGGAGGCGTGGCGTGCGCAGGAGGCAGTGGCAGTGAGCCGAGCGTTCAGCGCCCCGTGGTGGCCGATGCGCCCCAGCGGGTAACCCAGACTTACAGCCTCTGCATCGAGACCCTGCGCGCGCTCTAGGTACTCCACCCACGCTTCGGCTGTGCACATCCCGGGTAGCCGCTTTCTTGGCCCCTGCCCCCGCGTATCGAGCCGCTGGCAAGGGGTTGCATGGGTTGGGCTACATGGCGGCCCTCGCTTTCATCAGCAGTTGGCACACGGCCATCAGGCCGGCACGCTTGTGCAGGTCGTTGGCGTCCTCGCCCACGACAGGGCTCATGCAGTACGGCAGGCCCGCTTCCTGGGCTGCGCGTTCGCCGGCGCCGCTCTTGTCGTTGTCGGCGAAGCAGTAGCGGCGCCCCTTGGTCTGCTGGGCCACGTAGGCCATGTTCGAATCGCTGAAGCACACCATCACCGCGGCGTTCAGGCGCAGCTGCCGCACGGCGGCCTCGATGGATAGCCCTGTGGCATAGCCCTCGCAATAGACCGTCTCGGTGGTGTTGCGCGGCCCCAGGCGAAGCACCGCGCCGCGGGCCTGCATGCCATAGGTCATCTTCTTGACCCAGCGCATGCGGCCGGGCTCTTCCTCGGTGTCCGTCCATCGGATGACCTGAACGCCGCGCAGCTCGTTGGTCTTCCAGTCCCGCATGGGGATCAGCAGGCCACCATCCGGCAGCACCAGGCCCTGCGCCTGCGGCAAGCCCTTGAGGTGCAGGTAGTTGTGCTGGCCTGGCTGCGTGGTCTTCAGCATCTCTGCGGCGTTCAGCGCGGCCCGGCGGCGCTTGTGCTCCTCCGCCTGCCGCGCGGCGTCGCGCTTCGCCCTCCAAGCGCGCTTTTCCTCTTCGGTCCAGGGCTTGGCTTTGGGGTCGTTGAACCACTGCACGCGGGCCTCGCCATCCCAGGCGAAAACCCAGCCACGCTGGCCATCCCAGAAGTAGGCTCCGTTCTTCGTCCGAGGATGCGCAGTCGTGCCGCAGCGGCGCACCTTCTCCGCGGGGTGCAGCCTGCTGGGGTCGATCTCGACGCCGTGGGCCCGGGCGAAGTCAATGAAGGTGGTCATGCCGCCGCCCTCGCCTTCCTCCGGCGGATGTCCTCGGACAGGATGCGGCTGCGCACCGCATCAGAGATCGGCACCTCAGGGGCGTTGAAGAAGCTGCAGGCGCGCGGCGGCCAGTCACCTGTCCAGTCCTTGAACTTGGCCTTGCAGAACGCTTCCTTGCGCTGGATGCGCGGGTTGGCGTTGGCGTAGGCCACGAGCTGGTTCCACAGGTGGGGCTTGTCGTCGGCCAGCTTCTTCTTGCCGATCACGATCTCCTGCATCACCCCGGCCTCATGCACGATCTCCGAGGGCTGCACGATCTCGAACCCGCAGGCCATGCAGCGCTTGCGGAAGGGCTTGTGCTGGCAGCTCGGGCAGCCGGTGCGCTCGCGCTCGTCCTTCTCGTCGTTGCGGATCTGTCGGTCGAGCGCCTCCCCGTCATCCAGACTGTCCAGGCCGTGGAAGTAGATGCGCTCGAAGTCGGCGGCGAAGCGGATGATGTTGCCGCTGTGGTCCAGCAGGATGCAGTCTTGCTTACCCGTCTGGGGGCTGGAGCGCAGGCCGCGGCCCCACATCTGGATCGCCGTGGACAGGCTCTTGCGCAGGGGACGGCAGTCCACCACGCAGCCCACGTCCTGCACGTCGAAGCCCTTGGCCAAGGCCTCCACGCTGATCAGCACGCGGATGGAGGAGTCGGGCTTCTCGAACTCGGCGAGGAGCTGGGCACGCTCGCGAGGTTCGGTGTCCTTTGTGAACGTGGAGGCGAACACCCCCGCCTCGTTGAACTGCCTGCACAGCTCCTCGCAGTGCGCGATGGTGGCGCCGAAGACAATGGTCTTCCTGCCTTCGCCATGGCGCATCCATTCGGTTACCACGTCGCCGATGATCTCCATGCCGCGGGCCTCGGCTTCTGCCGACTGCCACTCGCCGAACTCGTTGACCTTGGCGCCGGCCATGTCGGGGCGCTTGCAGGACAGCACGCGCATGGGCACCAGGTCGCCCACCTGCGTCAGCTCGTGCATGGTGGTGGGGCTGATGAGGTTGGTGAAGATCCGGCCCAGGCCGCGCGCAAATGGTGTCGCGGAGAGGCCAATCACGCGCGCAGCGCGCTCCTGCGCATACTTCACCCAGGCCTCACGCATGGTGTGCGCCTCGTCGACAATGAGTACGTCCGTCTCAGGCCAGCCGCGACTCTCGATCGTCTGCACGCTGGCAATCTGCAGGGGCATGCTCCAGTCCTGGCGGTGATGGTCGCCCTGGATCACCCCGTGGTCGCGCAGGCCGTATTCATCGGCCCGGCGGCTTGTTTGGTCGATCAAAGTGATCCGGTCGCAAAGGAACGTGGCGCGCTTGCCCTGCTTGATGGCCTTGTGCGCGACCCGCAGGCCGAGGTAGGTCTTGCCAGCGCCCGTGGGCGCCATGAGCATCTGGTTCTTGTGGCCGGCCAGCAGCCCCTCGGCGATACCGCGCATGGCATCGGCCTGAAACTTGCGCGGCGGGGGGAAGGCGCCGGCGTAGTGGTCTTCAAAGAGTGCGCTCATGGGTCAGCCCTTCGCCTTTTTCTTCCAGTGCGCTGCATCGCGCTTGGCCTGGGCCAGTTGCGTCATCAATCCGTTGATGCGCGTCTGCAGCCCGCGTGCTAGGTCACGCGCCGCCTCGGCCTCTTTCAGGGCCTGGGCCAACTGGTCGCCAGCGTCAAGTACACGCGCCATGGATTCGACCTCCTCACGAGCTGCGGCCAGTGCCTCCCGCAGGTTCACGGCCTCTTCTTCCAGCGCCTTCATGCGCCCGTGCGAAGCGGGATCAACTGTCGGCTGTGCTTTCGCAGACTGGCGTGCAACGGCCTTGGGCTCTTCTGCGGCTGCCGTGTCAGCGGCTTCGGGGCCCTGCTGGTCAGCGCGCTGCGGAGTGATTTCGCGCAGCGGCTTATGGATCGCGTCGGCCTGCTCTTCTGCGGGCAGCTTGGCGATGGCCGAGGCCTTGGCCAGCCCGATGTCGCCAGCCTTGACCGCGTCAACGACCGCAGGGACGGCATCGCGCTTCACGGTGTCGGCCTGTCTCAGCGACCGCACGCTGACGCCGGCCTGTTCTGCCGCCTCGGCTTGCTTTAATTCGGCACTCAGTGCCGAATTTCCGGAAGGACGTCCTGCGCCGCGCCACTCATAGACAGAGGCGGCAGCCAGCGCCAGCTGCGCAACGGTGATGTGACGGCGTGCCTTGTTCTGTGCCAGCACGAAGGCGCGCGGGTCGATCCAGCTGTCCAGTTCGCGCGTGGGGCACTCCATGCCCAGCTCGGTTGCAGCGCGGTAGCGGTTCCAGCCGTCCAGGACTTGGCCATCGAAGATGGTGATGGCGTTTTGGACGCCGAGGTCGGCGATGCTGTCCTTGAGCACTAGGTACTCAGCGTCCGACAGTGCCGGGAATGCGGCCGAGAGAGGGTGTTGCGTGAACTGCATCATCAGAAAGGCACCTCGGGATCGTTCGGCACCCAGCGGACTTCGAAGCGTCCGACAGTGCCGGGAATGCGGTGCACAGCTTCAGTCGCCACTTGCATGACGGCGATGGGGCCGAGGACGTGAGCCGTGGTCTCATGGCCGTAATCGCCGAAGCACATGGGACTGCCCGCAATCACGCAGTCGAGCAGCGTGTCGAGGAAGTAGCTGTAGCGCTCCGCGAGTGGCAACTCACGATGCAGCTCCACTGTGGGCGCAACATCGTCAGCTCCGAACGTGAGCGACACCGACCAAGCTGCGGCGTCCATGTCGCGCACCGGGGTGAGGTCGATCCTTCTGCTTGTGGTGTTCGTCATGCGGACGCCTCCTCGTAATCGCGCAACCAGCGCGCCGTATCCAGCTGCTCCCGCAGGTTCTCGGCGATGCGCTCGGCCTCGGCCAAGTCGCGCTCCAGCTCTTCCACGGTCTTGGTGGTCATGCCGCCACCCCTGCGCGCATGCGATCCACTACAGGCAGATCCACCAGGCCGCGCTCGCTGGCGGGCTTGCCGGCAGCGTTCACGGCACGCGCGGCCTGGCGCAGCTTGCGCAGCGCCTCTTCGGCCTCGGCAATTTCCTTCTCGATCACGGCCAGCTCGTTGTCACTCACGATGCCGTCTTGCATGGCTTCGATCACCGCGCCTGTCACGTCGCCCGTTTCGCGCACCAAGCCCGTGACGCGCTGCACAGGGGACTGCGCGCAGTCGGCATCCGTGTGCAGTGGACGGAACTCTCCGCCGCACTCCTGGGCGACATAGGCGGCGTAGTCGTAGCAGTGGGGCGTGCCGGCCTCCACGCACAGCCGCGCGATGGCCAGGGCATCCACGGCGCCCAGCTTGTGAGAGGCGGCGCCGGACAGCTCCTTGCGGCACACCTCATCGTTCTTGCCAATGCGCACCGAGATCACGATGCGGCCGCCTGGATGGTGGTCAGCGCCGCGGCGCAGGGAATCGTGAAGGCTCATGTCCGGCTCTCCGAAATCTGGACGTGGACGGCCGGGGCGTGCTGGCCGACGATTGCGCCCATGAACACCACACGCCCTATCCCACTCACGCCAGCCACGCTGGCGCCCTTCCACAGCAGCACACGCACGTCGCTGTCGCAGAACGTCGACGCGCAAACGGGCCGGGCGGCGCGCGTCATGCGCACGTCTCGGCTGGAGATGCGTTGGGAGGCGGGGGAGCTGCGGCTGCGCTGCGAATGCAGCACCGTGGTGCTGACGGGTGACAGGCCGGCACGGCGGGCGCGGATGTGAGAACGGGGCATGTCAGGCGCCCCCCTCTTCGCGCAAGGTTTGTGCCGACTGCTTGACCATGGCCGGCTTGAGCAACTTGCGCGCAATGGCGGCGGTTACGCGGTCGGCAATGCGAGGCGGCAGCTCTTCCGGCCATTGCCGAACTGCTTGGTATGACACGCCTATCGCGTCGGCTACGGCCGACACGGAGCCGCCAAGGAGTTCAATTGCTTCAACTTTGCGCATGGCGGTATTGAATCATGATTCACGTCAGTGCGCAACCATGCTTCGCTCTGTTCCGGCGAAAGTACAACCATGAGTGAATACGCTTCCCGGTTACAAGCAGCCATGACGAGCCGAGGCGTCACCACTTCTGCGCTGGCCAAGGAAATTGGTGTCAGCTACCAAGCCGTGAAGCGGGTTCTTGATGGCCTATCTACGGCCTTCACAGCAGCCAACAACGCCAAGGCAGCGGCGGTCCTAGCGATCAACCCTGATTGGCTGGCCACCGGCTTGGGGGAAATGGATTTGGCGAGGGAGCGTCCGGCAGGGGCCATTCCTTACGACGACACCAAGGTGAGGGAGGTATTTGTCTTGGGCAAAGGGAGCGGCGGCCTGATGCCCGAGCGGATTTGGACCGATGGCGACTATCCAGTGGGTATGACAGACGAGTGCGCTAAGTTGGCGACGGCCGATCCACATGCGTTCTTGGTTGCGGTAGGCGGCACTTCGATGGTTCCGCGCTACAACCCAGACGAATATGCGCTGGTTGAGCCTGGTACCGAGCCAGATTTAGAGGATGACGTTCTCGTTCGGCTGGCGACGGGGCAGACGATGCTGAAGCGCCTGCTGTCGCGCCGCAGCGGCTGGCGCTTCGGTAGCTACAACTCGCAAGAGGTGCTGTTCTACGCGCCAGAAGAAGTGACTTGGGTCTACTACGTGGCTCACCCTGTGCCACGGCGCAAGATCAAGCTTCGCTGCTGAAGCAAACTTCTCCAATCGTGAATAGTAGTTGACATGCTTATTTGAATCATGATTCAATTGCTCCAACGCCTCTTCTGAGGCAAGGAGCAAAGATGCAACCCACCACCGCCCGCTCGGGCACCCTCCCCTGCTTTATCCGCTTGGTCGCTATGCGCCGCCGCGCTGGCGCCAGCCTGACCACCTCCGCGCGCTGGGCTGCAGGCCTGCTGTGGCGTGCTCACGGGAGCCGGGCATGAAGCGCGAGCCACCCTTCAAGCCCCACCCCACGCGGCCAGGCGAGTTCCTGTGCAACCTGGCGGGCTCCATCCTGATCGCTGGTGACGCGGCCTACGGCGACCCGGCCGAGACCACGCCGGAAGGCCAAGCCGTTTCGCGTGCCTTCATCGAGCGCTTCCTGAAGGAAGCCGCCGCGCATGGTTTCAGGCAGGCCGACACGCTGCACGCACTGCTGCGACGCAACCAGTCCAGTGCGCGGATAATCAACTTGGCCACCGACGCCATGAACTGCATTCCGATGGAGCTGCGCAAACGCATCATCGAAGAGGAGTTCAACACCAAGTGCGTGCCGATGGATGCGCCGCTGGCGCCGGACTACCCCAGCGACGCCCTGCGGCCAGGACCCGACGGCGTGGACCCGCGCTTCTGGGCAGCCGGTGATGAGATCGAGCGCGTCCGCGCCGAGCATGGGGAAGAGGCCATCCACCGGCCGGAGTACGGACACCTCTTCGCCGAGCTGCGCCGCTATGCGCCTCCCGCCCTGCAAAAGCAGATGAGCGACAAGGCACGCGAGCTGGGCCTGCTGCCCGAGGCCACGCACGTCAATGCGAACGGCCGCCCGGTGTACTCGCTGGAGCAGGTCGCGGCAAAGCTCGGCACATCGGTGCAAGAGCTGGAGCGGCTGACGATGGAGCACGCCGACGAGCTGGAAGCGCTGGGCGGGTTGCATACCGGCCCGGTGCACCCGCTGCAGTGAGGCCAAGCATGAGCACTGAACTTGTAGCTTCCCAGCGTGCGCAGGCCATCAAGCGCAGGAAAGCGATTTGGGAGGCGCTGCATCCTGGGGAGACAGGTGGGAAAAATTTGCCCACCTGTCTATCCGATGGCCGCGCTGCCGGCCCGCAGCATGAACAGGGCTTCGCCGCTTCAACCGCCGCCGCTGCTGGCATGACCAAGCAGGCCATCAACCAGCACCTGTCCCGCGCCGAAGCCCTGGGCGACGACTTGCCCAGCGTGGCCGGCGCCAGCCTGGACAAAGGCGACCCCGGCAATGCCGGAAAAATTCCCGGTATTTCGGTCTGGTCAGGGCTTGGGGTTGATCTTTCCCACATCAGGCTCAGTACCAGACTCCTGAAGGTGCCGCGAGTATTTGAGAAGCGCCGTTTTGATGGTCATTTCAATTGTCAGGCCCATCTTGTCAGCCAAGCGCTCCACCGCTTCTCGAAGCTCGGGGTCGTTCTCCAGGTCGAACGTGTGCAGAAGCTTTTGCGTGGCAGGGTACTTCGGCACCTCCGATCCGTCTTCAATATCTCCCTGTCCGTAGGCGAGCCACTCAAATCGCACTGCAAGCGCTTTCGCGAGCTTGGCAGTTATCTCCGAACGCGGCTTGCTGCGCCCCGCTTCATAGCGGGAAATCTGCGCCGCAGCCACGCCACTGACCTCAGCCAGCTCCGCTTGGCTCCAGCCATGCCCGGACCTCGCCTTGATGAGGCGGTGCGCCAAGTCGTCTTCCATACTGCCCCAATCAGTCAAAAATAGTATTGACAAGTCATGATTGGTATGCAAAATACACTCCATGACTTTTCGATACCGATCAATACGAAAGGTGATTCTATGACGACCAGCGCGAAACAGAAGCCCAACGTGGCTGTGCGCCTGAGCGACGACCTTGAACAGTACCTGCGGGAGAAGGCCGCGGCCGCCCATCGCACGTTGACAGGCGAGATCCGGATGCGCCTGGAAGCCAGCCGCCAGGCAGACCAGCAACCCCAGCAAAAAGGACAGCAGCAATGAGCAACATCGTTCTCCACGATTTCGAAGGCCTGAGCGTGCGCACAGTCCAGATCGAAGACAAGACCTACTTCGTCGGCAAGGATGCGGCCGAAGCGCTCGGCTACGCGGACGCAACCACGGCCATCCGGTCGCATTGCCGTGGGGTGCAAGTTTTGCACCCCATCCCTGACTCCCTCGGTCGGCTCCAAGACACTCGCGTCATCGACGAGCCGGACCTGATGCGCTTGGTCGTGAACAGCACACTGGCCGGCGCAGAGCGCTTCGAGCGCTGGGTGTTCGAGGATGTGCTCCCAAGTATCCGCAAGACGGGCAGCTACTCCATGCCGCAGGCCGAGCAGCCGAAGCCGGACGACACGAGCGGCCTGCCCGAGTACCGCCGCGCCCGCGCCCTCGACATGGCAGCCAAGACGGCCGAACGCATCCTCGTTCAGTTCCCGAGCCTCAGCGAAGACTCCCGCCGCGTGGTGTTCGCCAACATCATCAACCCCGTCGTCGGCATAGAAGTTCTGGCGCTCCCTCGTGTGGAGAAGAAGCACCACACGGCCGGCGAGGTCGGCGAGCTGCTGGGCATCAGTTCCAACATGGTCGGGCGCATCGCCAACACGCACAGCCTCAAGACGGACGAGCACGGCATGTACCTTCTCGACAAGTCCAGGCACTCGTCCAAACAGGTGCAGACGTTCGTCTACAACGACGCTGGCGTGGAAGCCATCAGGGCCCATCTTGAGGTGGACAAGGCAGAGAAGGGCACCGGATCACGTGCGGCGAAGAGGTCACACGCTACCGCGTGCATCTAGCACGCAACTGGTGCCGGATTTCCTGAAGACGCAACAAGAACAAGCGCTTCTCAACGAGGTTATTCGCAACGTGATCCATAGGATATTGGCCATGAACAGATCCACAGCACCCCCAAAAAAGCAGAAGGCCAGCAGCGCCAACTGCCAGCCTTCGCCCGAAGCCTCTGCGGCGCCAACCGCTGAAGCCTCTTAGTCCAAAACCCAGTTCAAAAAGGATCAGACCATGTCTGAGGTTACCACTCGCCCTGCCGCTCGCGCAACCAAGGCCCCAGTGCGCGCCAAAGCCACCGCGGCCGCGCCTGCCCCCATCCCAGCCGAACCCGCTCCGCCCGCCGAAGCTGCTGAGGCTGTTGAGGCTGCTGAAAGCGGCTCGCTGATCGTGCTCACCCTGCGCCCCAGCGGCGCGAAGTCCAACGGCAACCGCATCGAGCGCGCCGGCGAAGCGGGCTTTGCATGGATCCCCAAGGCAACAAGCGTCATGGGTTACATCTCGCCTGACACCGGTAACGAGATTGCGCGGCTGGTCGTGAACAACAGCGACGAGGCATTCGGCCAGCTCAAGGAAATCCAGGTTCATATCAACCCGCTGACCTGTGCGTACCACTGGCGCGCAGGAACGCGGCTGCTGGAGATGGTCAACAAGTACGCGATCCTCGTCGGGGCGCACGTGGCCGATGGCATGGGCCGTGCACTGGAGAAAGAAGAGTTGGAGGCCATCGCGGAGCACATCGACGCCGTGATGAACCAGCGCCACGCCGCTGACCGCGAAGCGCGCAGGGTGACCATGCCCAATGGCGAGCGCCGCGAACTGTCTGAGCTGTCCTTCGTCTACGAAGTTTTGCGCGAGGCCGGTCAGAAGAAGAAGTGCTACCGCCGGGTGTACTTCGATGCGCCGTCTATGCACTTTCACGAAGGCAGGGCCAAGGGCATGGAGATGGCGGGCGAGATCGTGGCCTTCTACCTGCGGCACAAGCAAGAAAACTTGAGCCTCACCTACATTTTGCGGGATGCCCTTCAAAGCGCCAACGGCAAGTCCTGGCTCGGCAACTACAGCAAGGCAGACGTGACCAACGTCGTTTCAGGTTTCATGGAGGTTATCTCTGTGCTGATCGAGATCGGCGCTCGTGACCTCAATCCGCGCTGGCTGAAGCAGCGCATTGAGCGGGAAAAAACCAACCACGAGCATTGGCTGCAGGATCGCGAGGCCGACCGCGCCAAGGTAGTTGAGCAGCTGCGGCGCGGCCGGGAGGCGGCCAAGGCCCGTCGAGCTGCGGCCAAGCAAGCTGGAGGTGCCGCATGAGCTACCCGAAGCGCCAGAAGAAAGAGTTCGGCTACACCACCACGACGCCGCGCTGCGAGACCTGCAAGAGCTTCCAGAAGCAGACCGCGTTTTTCATGATCGACGGAGTCTCCCGCAAGCGCTCCCATCTGTCCTGCAAGGAGGGAGGGTTCACTGTGCAGCCGCACGCCGTCTGCGAGCGGTGGACAAGCAGGGCGACGCTTGGCCAAGGAGGCGTGGCATGAGCACGCTTGCCTACATCTCATTCGCCGCGCTGGTTACGTGCAGCATCTTCCTGCTGGGCGCGCTTTGCGGCTGGGTGTATGCCCATGGCGTAATCGCCGCGGAGTGCGAGCGCCTGGGCGGGTTCTACGTGGGCACGAACATCTACGAGTGCAAGCGCGTAGACGCGCCCGTGAATCGGAAAGAGCGTCAGCAGGAAGTGATGCCATGACCTACCGCCCCAACCCCGAGAGCCTGGCCGCCCAGGTACTGGGCTTCTTCGCCCTCAACCCGGACGAAGAGTTGTCCTTCGAGGACATCGTGGCCAAGTTCGTCCAGCCGGGCGACAGCCGCAACGTGCACACGCAGCTGATGGCCGCGTGCGACCACGACATGCTGGCCTACGACCCCGACGAGGAGGTGTACCGCAAGGGGAGAGTGTCCATGCCGCCTATCCGCGCCCTTGATGCGGGAGACGATGGCACTGGACAGGAGCAAGTCGTCACCGTGAAAACGACGCGCAAGGCCTCCAAGCAGGCCGCCCGCCCACCAGCAGCGCAACCCACTCCAGCGCAGGCGCGGCAAGCACCTGCTGCTATCGAAAGTGAATCAAACCGCGCTTTTGACCACCACCAGGTGGCCGGGTGTTTCGATGAAATGGACCGAGCAGGAACTGCAGCTGATTCGCCAGCTGTACCCGACCCACACGGCGCAGCAGCTGATGCCGCATCTGCCAGGCAGGACGCTCAAGGGCATCAGGCAAAAGGCAGCGGAGATGGAGGTCGGCAAGCTGGTGCACGCCCCCAAGTTCGTGCGGCCGATCGGCTCGGAGCGGATGGACCGTGGCCACCTGATCCGCAAGGTGACCAACACCGGCCAGCCGAAGAAGGACTGGAAGCGCGTGGAGGTGATCGAGTGGGAGGCGGTGCACGGGCCGATACCGCCGGGGATGGAGCTGATGGTCAAGGACGCCAGCAAGCCCCGGACGATGGACAACCTTGGCCTGTTCACGAAGGCAGACCACTGGGCGCGGGTGGCGGCGAAGACCCCGCCGCCAGAGGTGCTGGAGCTTTACCAGCTGCGGGCCAGGATCGTGCGGGAAGTGGAGTGGCTGTCCCAGCAGCAGGCGGGATGATCGCTATGGTGCGCCAGCACCTGCTGGACACGCTGGTCGACCTGCGCAAACAGGACAACCCCATGCCCATCGACCGCGCGAAGGCCGTGGCCGAGGTGGCGACCGTCCTCGTGAACTCGGCGAAGGTCGAGGTCGATTACCTGAAGGTCACGCAGCAGCGCCGGGGCGCGTTCTTCGAGGCGCTGCCGGCGCAGGGAGGTGCGACATGAAGCAGCCCGACACCACCTTGGCCAAGGCCGACACCGTGGCGCTGTGGCATGCCGTCCAGTGGATGGAATCCGTGTTGCGCGAGTGGCGCAGGGATGGCTTCAAGGACGACGCTGACCGCGCCAAGCACCAGGGCCAGCTCGAGACGTTGCGCCTGGCCAAGCGCGCGCTGCGCAAGGTCAACGCGATCCGCAAGGCACAGGCTGCGACTATCTCAAAGCTAGTCGCAGTAGGCCCCCTGCGGTCGCCGACCTGCTGGTGCGAGAGCTGCGACATCGCAGCAAACGGCGGCCTGTGCTCGCGCATGAGCCTCTGCCCCGAGTGCGGCAACAAGCGTTGCCCGCGCGCCACGTACCACGACAACGCCTGCACCGGCAGCAACGAGCCAGGGCAGAAGGGTTCGAGTTGGGAGCAGTGCAGGAGCACCGAGAAACCGCAGGTCGAGCGCAAAACTGCAGGAGCTGCAGGAGCACAACCCCGAAATCATCGGGTTAGTCGGGCGCAGGAGCAGCAAGGAACCGCAGGAGGTGCAGGAGCATGAGCACTACCCGATGGGTCACCATCCGCAAGGCAGCCGAACTCACCGGCCTGCCTGAATCGTTCTTCGATGAGCGCACCGGCCGCTCTGGCCGCTGGCCCGAGGGCGTCGTCTGGAAGTGGTTTGAGAACCGCAAGATGATCGACAGCCAGGCGCTGGACGAATTCATCGACAGCAACAGCAGCCCGCCGAGCGCACGCGGCCGCAAGAAAGCGAGCGACGCATGCCCGGCGTGATCAAGAAGGAGCGGCATATCCAGATCGACCTGCGTACCGAGGGCTACGGCAAGGAGCGCCTTGACCTGGAGCCCACGCCGGCGAATCTGCGATACGCCGAGGACCTGCGCAAGAAGATCATGCGCGAGATCGCAAACGGCACCTTCGTGCTGGCGGCCTACTTTCCCGACAGCCCGCGGGCCGCGAAGGAAAGTTCTGGTCTGGTGACCCTGGGCGACCTATTCGATGAATGGCTGACCGTGAAGTCGCCAGACCTCCAGCACAGCACGGCCGACCACTACCGACAGACGTTGGAGAGCTACCACTTCGACAGCGTGCGCGAGCTGGCCGTCCGAGGCTTCAAGTTCCGAGACCTCAAGCAGCTGCTGGCCAAGCTGCCGAAGAACCCGAAGACCTTCAACAACATCACCAGCCCCCTGCGCATGGCCTTGGAATACGGCCACCGTATCAAGGCCCTTACCGACCCTCTGCACGACGACATCGAGTCGCGCAAACATCAATCGCCGGGGCCCGACCCATTCAGCTTGGACGAAGTGGACCACCTGCTGGCCAAGTTCAAGGACCCCGCAGCGCGCGACTACTACGAGTTCGCATTCTTCAGCGGCCTGCGTCCATCGGAGCAAATCGCGCTGCAGTGGACGAGGGTGGATCTTCGCGCCGGGCGTGTGATGGTTGACCAGGCGCTCACCCGAGGCCAGGTCAAGGGCACGAAGACTGGTCACGCGCGCGAGGTGGAATTGAACGCGCGGGCGCTTGCGGCGCTGGAGCGCCAGCGTGCACGCACCCAGGTGGCAGGCAAGCACGTCTACCTGCGCCAGGATGGCCAGCCATTCGCTACGACGGACGAGCCCCTGGGCGATTGGTGGAAGCCAGCCATGAAGCTGTCGGGCATACGCCAGCGGGAAGCCCGGCAGACTCGGCACACGTTCGCCACGATGTGCCTCATGGCGGGCCTCACGCCGGCCTACGTTGCCCGTCAAATGGGCCACTCAGTGGAAATGTTCTACCGGGTCTACTCGCGCTGGATCGACGGCGCTGACAAGGGCGCCGAGCTGCGCAAGCTGGATGCCTTCCTGAGCGGCAGCCAGCGGCAAAACGGGACAAAGACCGGGACAAGGGGCGCGAATTAGACTGAATTCGGCGGACACTCGCCTATAGAAGACTGTTCATCCATCCAGTAGAAATCTGCTGTTTTCTGAGCGCATCAGTTTCGATTCCTGTCGGGGGGACCATATGGCGTATCCATAGGGCGTCCCCACAAAGCTCGCTCAGGCACTGCGCAGCGGCCACCCGGATCGCCAAAAACAAAGCCCGCTAACGCGGGCTTTGGTGCTTCTGGCCAGCACCCTTCTGAAGCGCCCGTCGAGCGTGACTACTCATCTGCACTGCGCCCCTCCTACCGCCTCGTAGGACCACTCCGGCAACCGGCTGCCTTTGAAGAGCCTTCAATGAAGACCTGCAGGCACTTCCGCCTGCGGCAACCAAGGAGTTCCACATGGCACAGCAAGATCAGAACCAGTCGAATCAGCAGAACCAGCAGAATCAAAACCAGGCCAAGAGCCAGCAGCAGCCCCAGCAGGCCGCCGGCCAGAACAGCCAGCAAGGCAATCAGGCCAGCAACCAGTCTGCGCAGGGCAGCAACAGCCAGCGCAGCCAGGGCCAGAACCAATCCAAGTGACGCGCCCCTGCCCTGACACCAGCCCGCCAAGTGCGGGCTTTTTTTGTGGGCGATGCGGCCAGGGCGGCGGGGCGATCAGGCGCCCCTAAGCCGGCCTTTACAGCATGGCGTCGCGCTGCTGCTCGGCGCGCGAGGCACCGATGGCCGTCTCCACCTGCTTGACCTCTTCCGGCGGCGGCAGCACGGCCGGCATGCCCAGGCTTTCGATCCACAGCTCGCGGCACCAGCCCTTGGAGTGGTACAGGTGGTGGTCCTCGTCCTTTTCCACCGCCTCATGCGCCTGCTTCAGGGCCTTGCCGACATCGCCCGTGGCCACCTCGGCGACCTTGCCCAGCAGCTCCCAGTTGGCGTGGTCTTTCGTTTCGGCGTGCACCACGCACTCGCAGGCAACCAGTTGCGCGGCGGCCGGGTCGCCGCCCTGGCGGGCCAGCGCGATGGCCTTCACCAGCGACTCGCCGATGTGCCGCACGACGGCGCGCGAGGGCACCTGTTCGTCCGGGTCGATCCCCAGCGCCTCGCAGGTGCTGCGCACCACGTTCTGGTGCGTCAGGGTCTCTTCCAGGTATTCCTCGAACTCCTTGCGCAGGTCGTCGTTGATGGCGCATTCGATGGCGGCGCGGTAGACCTGTTCGCCGCCGAGTTCGGTCTCCATCATCTGCAGCAGCAAATCCTTGAGCTGGGCTTGGTCGTAGCGGGGCTTGGCCAT